CCAGGCCCCAGAAGACAGCGACTTGGTAGCCGCCCTCGATGGGCAGCACCTTGTGCTTGGGGATGATGCTGTAGCGGTGCGGGTGTCTGGTGTTGAAGAGCAGTATGCGGTTGTCGATGATCTCCACTTGCTTTCTCCGTTGTTTTACTTGCCGTTGTCCGCTTGGTTTGCTTTGCGGCTTCTGAGGCGCATGTTCCCGGGGGTGCTCTTGCCGCCCTTGCGCAGCGGTGTGACGTGGTCGATGTCCTTGCCTGCGCGGTCCACACCGGCCTTGTCGTAGGCCCTGCGTGCGCGTTGGCGCTCGATCTGATCAGTCGTCTCTCCGGTTGCCTTCTGCAGCTTGTACGCGTGCTTGTAGTCACGCTTGCCGTTGACTTGAGTCATGTCAGTTCCTCTTGGTATTAAAGGTACAGTCTTTGACGGGGCACCATCCGCACAGCGGGCTCTGTGAGGGGTTCCACACGTCGAACTCGTGCGCTGCCTCAAGCTTGGCAACGCGCTCCCGGTAGTCCCACCACGCAGCCTCTGCGTCTTCGTAGGACAGCTTGTGCTTGACCATGCTGCCCTTGACGATAAAGAACAACGCCGAGGACACCGACCGGATGTGGGGGAAGTGAGCGAACACCATCAGGGACATCAGCGTTAGCTGGTCCCTGTCTGGGTACTTGTCGTTGCCCGTCTTCCAATCCACCACCCGGGCCGTCAGGTTGTCGTCATCCACGATGAGCAGGTCCGCGATGCCGCGCACCCACCTGTCGTCGGAGTCAAACGCGCAGGGCCGCAGGTCCTTGGTCAGCGCCATCTCATGCTCGAACAGCTTCCTCCCAGGCTTGGCGAGAAGCGCGTCCACCACAGGCTGGAAGAGCACGAACTCTGGCGGCAGTGGTGTGCCGTCACGCCCGTAGTCCTCGATGGCCTTGTGAACATCCTTGCCGTAGATGGTGTGCTTGGTGTCTGTGAACGGATACCGCTTCAGCACCTTGACCGCGTGGTAGCGCTTGGCGCACCCCTCGAAGTCCTTGAGCGCACTGTGTGACCAAGTGACCGGCTTACCCATTACAACTCCGCTGTGTTGACGATCTCGTTGAGGCGGTTGGCAAAGCGAGTGACGAACTTCTCGTTGTTCCACAGCGTGTGGTTCATGTCGTGCAGGATGGCATGAGTGACCTCATGCCAGAAGGTGTCGGACACCTCTTCTGTCTTGAACGACCGGCCCGTCAGGTTGCTCTGCGTGGCGATGGTGACCACACGCTTGGTGTGGTCTACCTCACCCATGTGCCCTGGGTAGGGCATCTTGTCCACCATACGCACGGTGAACGTCTTGTTACTGAGCTTGAACTTCTTGGGGGTTTGCAAATGCTTTCTCCTTTTCTTCGAGTAGTGCAAGCGTAGCTTGCAGGATGCGAGTCTCAACACCCAGGTGAGTGGTGAGTTCTCGCGCTTCTCCATACTTGCGCTCAAGGCACAAGCCGTGGATTGCTCGGGCCATGCGCTCGATCTCGATGAGCGGCATGGCGTAGTCGGTAACAGTAGCGATCATCATCCCTTTGCCAATCCATAGCGTCGGTTAGCACCGCCGTCTGCAGCCAGGGGAATCCCCGGCATGTAGCTCGGCTGCACGGTCATGCAGGCCAGAAGGTAGTCTTTGGCCTCATCTGCTTCACTTTCTGGCGCGATACACAACGCTTCGTCGTGCACGGTTCCACAGACCGGATACCGCTTTCCTATTCGCAGCATCCCGTCAGTCATCACACAACGCGCCGTGCCCTGCACCACGTTGTTCGTGACCTTGCCCGCGTAGAGCTTGCTTCGCTTGCCGTCTTTGCCGTCAGCGTAGCTCCACTGGACTCGGCCCTTGTCGTCTTGGTCAGGGCGGAGATCAGGATACCGCACACACATGCCACTTGGCAAGACGATCTCACCCTTGCGGAAGGTCAGGCACTTGTGCGTGTACTCCTTGCCCTTGTACAGGCTGTGCTCGATAAGCTGGCCCATCAGTTCCCAGAACGCCACCACCGGGGCCGAGGCCGTGCGGTACTTGTCGATGATGGCCTTGGCTGCGAGGCAGTGGATGGCAAGCTCAAGGTCGGTGCAGGTGTGGGGGATCTCCTCCATCTTCTTGATGTTCTCGTCCCAGGACAGGAACTTCTGCACATCCATACCCGTAACGCCGAGCTGCTTGGCCTCCTCCCTTGAGTAACGCTTGGGCGGTGCTCCCAGGAACCCAGTAAGCAACTGCGCCGCGAACGATGCCCAGCCTAGCTGGTAGCCTGCGCCCAGCAGGGCCGACTTGGCCGACTGCCGCTCCACCGGATGGCTGTCCTTGGTCATGCCGGGGATGCTGAACATCTGTGAGCCGAACTGCGCGTAGGGATCACCACCAGCGCGGAAGATGTCGAGCAGGGCGTCGTAGTCAGCCAGCCACGCCAACACACGCGGCTCGATCTGCGAGAGGTCACCGACCACGATGACGTGTCCCTCAGGGGCCATGATGGCCTTGCGCAGGAACGACCCACGCTTGAGGTTCTGCATGTTGATCGCGCTGCCCTTGGCTGCCGTCCACCGGCCTGTGGCTGCACCGTAGTAGCTCAGGGGCACCGGCAGGTTGCCTCGGTCAGCGATGTCGAGGAAGCGCTGTGCACGTGTGCGCTCACTTGTGCTCTTGACCATCAGTCGCGCTTCGCATAGAAGTGCAACGTCCTCATTCTCGTGATGGAGTAGCGCCTGGAATAGCGCGTCATTCTTTGCAAGGGCGAGAGCTTCTTCGCCCGTCGTTTTGCTGATCTTCGTTGGCGGCTCGACGCCCAGAGCTTTGAGGGCTTGCGCGAACTGAGGGTTTGACGCAAGCGTAGCCTCAACCATGCCGAGCTTCTGTAGAAGACCTTCACGTGCAGTCCTTTCCTCTTCAATCGCCTGCGCCAGCATCTCCTTGTCAAGCTGCAGCAGCGGGCGTGTGTACATCTTGAGCGTCATGTCGATGAGCTTCAATTCCTTGGTGGGGTAGCCCTCGATCAAGCGCAGGAAGATCTGCTCACACAGGTACGTGTCGTGCTTGCAGTAGTCAGCTAACTCCTGCTCGACCACGAACGGGATGCTCTCCAGCATGCCATCGGTTGAGTGCACCGCCTTGCCCTTGGGAGGAAGCTCGAACGCCTCGGCCAGCGTAGCCAGACTGTTGCCCACCTCCACGCCACGCAGGGCCCGAGCCATGCTGAGCGTGTCGAAGATGAACGCAGGCTGCACGCCGTAGACCCACGAGAGTATGGTCACGTCGAACTGCGCGTTGTGTGCCAGCACAGCGGTTCGGGACCAGTCGAAGCTGGCTGCCCAGCGCCTGATGCGGTCGCTTCGCACCCATACCGGGATCTCATCGGTGCCCACCTCCTTGTAGCACAGGCCCCAGGCTTTGAACCTGGGGTCACGCACGTACTCTTCGGTGGTCATCTTGGACAGTGTGTACTCTGACCGAGACCATGCCGTCTCGAAGTCAAGCACGATGATCTTGTCATAGGGTCTCAATGTGTTTCTCCCTTGCGATGCATGTCGTTGGCGACCATGTTGGTGATGAACATATCCGCAGCTTGCGTGAGCATGTGCCCCGTCTCGTCGAGCGTGGCGTTGACGCCCATGACCTTGAGCGTGTCTTCGTTCTCGACCAGCAGGAACACGCCGTGGTTCTTGGCCTCCAAGAAGCAGCTACCTACCATAAGTATGGTGCGCACGAACTGATCTGCTTCATCTGCGGGAAGCGCAGCGATGCGCTCCATCATCGTCACCATCCGCAGCCTCGCGGCTACGTCGGTAACACACGTGTCTGTCTCATTCATAGTCCTTCCTTTCTAGGAACCAATGTTCCAACAGTTCAGTGGTGTCTTCGCGCACCACCATCGCGGACCCACCGGCACGGTGGATGTCTGCCATCTCACGCTCTTGTAGAGCAGTGGGCTTATTGAATCCTGCCTTGCATTCTACACCGAGGAACATCCCTCGGTAACACACGATGATGTCTGGTATGCCTGCTCGACCGTAGCCGTTCTGTGCAGGGAAGAAGTAGTACGCCTTGTACTTCTTGATGATGTCAACGCACTTGGCCTTGACTTTACTTTCTGGGGTTGCCATTTGCTTCTTCCACTTCGATGAGTTTCTGGATGTAGTGTGCCGCCTTCTTCAGGTCTTGCACACCGCCCTTTGAGCGCCAGCGGGACAGGTACTTGACAGCGTTGCCGTCTAAGTAACCGAGGTTCCAGTCTAGGATTACGTCCCAGGTTTCGTAGGTGTGCTGTTTGTAGTGAGCGCCGCCCACTTGCGTTTCGTTTGCTGTCATGAGGTTCCTTGTATTAGTGAGGGGCCCCCAAGGCCCCAGCACGTCGAATTAGTGAGGGGGAGACACAGATTCCCAGCCCCCTCGGTTCTGGATTTCGGAGGGACAGCACACGCCACAAAGAATGTAGCGGGCAAGCGTGTGCTACGCGGTGCATCGGCTTCGCATCTGTGAGGTTAGAACCGCGTCCGCAGCTATGCAACGCCCGCTTACAACAGTGCTACGCCTGCGGTGAGAGCGTCTTCATAAGGCGTTGTACGGTTTGCTCTATTGACCGTAACTCTGCCATCGTTTCCGTACGATAGAAGGAAAGGCCAGGGACCACCTTCTGTTTTCCTGTTGGCGTCACGGCTATTACTTCCAGTGTAGAGAACTTGTGCTGATTCGCACACAGGTAACGACGGCGGCGCGATCCATCTGAGCGCATCCGCGAATCCTGTACCAAGGTCCACACTCCGCATTCGGGACATTTCATATCGCTCCTAGTTGCCACACACTATTCGCCACCGTCTTGCGCACAGGCACAGCCTTGACGGGCTTGGGTTTTGACTTCAGCACGGGCGGCTTGCTCTTGGTCAGGTACAGCCCACGCTTGGCACCGGGCACCATGTTTACAAGGCATCCCTTCTTCACAAGGTTATGCACCGCATAGCGGGCCTGATCAGGCCACTGGTGGAAGTGCTGTCGGATCTCTTTCATGGTGCGTAGGCAGTAACAGAAGTCCAACACCTGCGCAGAGTGTTCTTTGACGAACTTCATTTCTCCCCCTTCAGATACCGCTCAACCGCCCGAGCGAAGTGATGGTGGAACCCACCA